GTTATTGGAGCAAGCTCAAAGTGGGTTACAGTAGCGGATTCAGGATCGGCTGCAACAGGTAAAAACGATCTACCAGCCTTTACTGGTTACTGGGCAACAGCCGACGGTTCAGCAAACATAAATACCGCAAACGGATCCTTTACTTGGAACACAGGTAGCTTCTCTACTTCAACACTTAAGGCTGCAAAGCTTGGTGTAACAGCTAGCACAAACGTCACTGTTAGCGGTGTTGCAGGCGCAAACGGGTCTGCTACCCCTACATTAACCACCCAAGTTCTTGCTAGATTTGACGCGATCACTACTCCGTTAATTATGAACTACCCAGCAAAAACAACCACTGCAACAATCAATGCGTTATTAACATACGCTAAAACTCGTAATGATTCGTTTGTAATTGTTGATGCGGCTAATGACACTGTAGCGAATGCACTGAGCACCACATCTAACGTTGGTATTGGATCATACAGTGGAGATCTAAACTATGGCGCAGTTTACTACCCATACTTAGTTATTCCAGATCCAGCTTCAACTACAGGAGCAACCAAGTCAGTAGCTCCTGGTGGAGCCGTGGCCGCTGTGTACGTGTCTACAGACTCTGCACGGGGCGTGTTCAAAGCCCCTGCTGGCTCTGGCGCTTTGATTAGATCTGCAGTAGCCGTACCAGCACTTACAAATGACGAATTTAATTTAGTTGCGGGTAGCTCTACAAACTTAAACGTAATTAGATTCGTTCCAGGTTCAGGAATCTGTGTAATGGGCGCTAGAACGATTAGCAGTACGTATTCAGATAGATACGTTCCAATTCGTAGAACACTTAATTACCTATCTAACACTCTCAAGAACAGCACTCAATACGCTGTGTTTGAGCCAAATGACCAAAATCTTTGGAGAAGTGTTGAAGGCACATTAAGCGGAATTTTAAATGAGTTCTGGAGAAGAGGCGGTCTTTCTGGAGGAACAGCTGAGGAAGCTTTCTATGTAAAGTGCGATGCAGATCTTAACACTCCATCAGTAGTTTCTTCTGGCGAACTCCGAATTGAAGTGGGCGTTGCTTTGCAACGACCAGCCGAATTTGTAATTATTAAAATTGGCCAAATTGATGGCGGCTCTACAGTAACGACTTCGGTTTAAAGGAGAAATGATTAAAAATGTCAGAAACAACTAAAGATCTAAACACAATTGATAATAGAGGGTCGCTAACTACTGACCCTATGCGGTCATTTAGATTCCGTGCCAAATTCCAAACTGCACAAGGTTCAGTATTTAATACTGCTATTACCTCGTTTAGTGGTGGGTTTAGCGGTATTGGTGGGCTAAATATGCAGGTTCAACCGATTGCTTATCGTGAAGGTGGCTACAACAGTACCGTACATCAGGTACCTGGAATGACTTCTTTCTCTCCAGTAACGTTTAGCCGAGGAATGTTGTACGGAAATGACAGCGCTATTACTTGGATGCGTGGATTGTTTGCCGTAACTTCTGGTGAAGGTCTATCCGTAGGTGATACTGATGGAGCTAACAGCTTCCGATGCAATGTAACTATTGAATTAATGGACCACCCAAATGCTAATGGTACAACTAATGTTCCAAAGGTAGGGTTCTATCTTCACAACGCATGGATTCAATCGCTTGCTTACTCCGACTTAAACGCTGGTGGAAATGAATTAATGTTTGAAACTATGACATTAGTTCATGAAGGCTTGTCAATTGCTCAGTTGACCTCAACTGGCGCAGCCGCTACTGGTAGTAAGAAACCTCTTGGCTTTGCTTAACCTGTAGTAAAATACTAATACATAATCAGGAGCATAAATGACTACATTAAGTAACGACCCTTCTCAAATTGCCAGTCTTGCTGAGCAGTTTGAGGGATCTAGCGGACCAGTAGTAGAAATAACTACAACTGCCCCATCAAATACGGAAGTTATTCTTCCTGGCGGGGTAATAGTTGATGGGATGTTAGTCAAAGACGCTCAGGTACGTGAACTAAACGGGTCTGACGAAGAAGCAATTGCTAAGGCGTCTACGCCAGGAAAAGCTTTAGAAACTGCGTTAGTCAGAGGACTAGTAAGTCTTGGAGATGAACCAGTAGCTAAAAACCAGCTGGACACTATGCTTGCTGGAGATCGTGAAGCTATTCTAATTGGTATTAGAGTAGCCACGTTTGGTAGTGACGTAACGTTTAACGCCGTGTGTGGAGAATGTGGAACAGACCAAGAATTAGTGTTTGATCTGGAAACAGATCTAAATACTGCAATGTTGGAAGACCCTATAAATGACCGAGTATTTTCTGTAGCAGGAAAAGCTGGGGAAATTGTTGTAGGTCTTCCAAACGGAATAACGACAAAAAGGTTACTAGAAATAGAAACCCAACCATATCCAGAGCTAGTTACCGCCCTGCTCTCAGGGTGCATTATTTCTGTAGATGGTGAGCCTTCACTGGGTAAGTCCACGGCTTTAAGCCTAGGAATAAGCGATAGAGAACTCTTAGTAAAAGAGATCTACGAACGTAATCCAGGACCACGCCTTGGGGAGGTGACGAAGGCTTGCGGGGCATGTGGCAAGAATATTAACTTGTTACTAAGTCTTGCTGACTTATTTCGTCTATAGTAATAAAGAATACGAATATTTAATGGACTCTTATGAACTATTAATCCGAGCATTTCCTGGGTGGAGTATGAGCGACGTGCGCTCTCTTTCTTATAGGGAAAGGCAAAACTGGGCTTTAAGGGCTCACCGATAAAGGATTGATATGGCAGATCTCAATGAGGGCCTAGATAAAGCCTTAGATAAAATGAAAGAGTTTAACGCTGAGGCAGAAAAACTCAAAAGCACTACTGGTGAAATAGGCGATAATTTTGGAGCTATGGGTGGCCAAAAGTCATCCCAAATAGCTAATAAAAGTTCTTCTTCCCCTGCCCCAAATGCTGGTGGCTCTGCTGGATTTGGTTCTGCTGGTTACTCATCCTTTGGCGGAGCTCCTACTAGTAACCCGTCTATGCCTCCTAGATTTGGGTCAGCAGACGACCGTAGCAAACTTAGTGGCGCACTAAGCGCAGCGGGAAACATAGGAAGACTTGCCGTTGGTACCGTAATGGCAGGAGCAGCGTTTGCGCCTACTACACAAGAAGCTGTCTTAGTAAATCAATTAGCTGAACGTATTCGGTTCTTCTCTGGAGCAGGTACTGGCCCGCAGCGCGGTTACGACATTCAAAAGCAAGCCTCAAACCAAGGAACGGCAATTAGTCCTTATGACGCCGCGTATGCAGGAAACTTTTTAGCTGGCAATGGGCTGCTTCCAGGACTTCAAAACTTTAGGGCGGGAAGTGGTTACTCTGGCATTATGGGTGGAGCAGCCTTAGCCTCTAACCTTGCACCAGGAATTGGTATTACTGGTGGTGCTCAGGTAATGTCAGGAATTAACAGCGCTTACAACGTAAACATGCTTCGTATGTTTGGGGTTCAAGCACGAAATTCCAGCGGCACTGGTATGAACGATCTTGATAACATTATTGATCAACTGTACAAAATTCTTTCTAGAGGTGGGGACGTAAGCGAGCGCGACATCGCAATTGCTTCTATGTCAGGTAACTCTCTAGATAGCATTATTAATCAATACTTTGGCGGCGACCCACAAATTCGTCAAGTTATCATTTCAGGACTTATTCAAAAATCAAAGGGTAAAGGCTTTAGTAAACCCGCTCTTTTAGGAACTGGAGGACTAACTACAGGAGCTGAAAGTACTTCAAATAGAAGTACCTCTGAACTACAAATGATTCAAAATCTATCCAAGCCCGTACTGCAGGGTCTTACTAGAACTAATAACATGCTTCAAACTGGCTATGAAGCAATCACTAAAATGGGATCCACCGTTGCGGGTCAGGGAATTTTAAATATAACAACAATGATGGAAACTATTGCTGGCGCGCGTAACGGTGCTGGAGCACTTTTAACAGACGCTATTTCTGGAGGAAATGGTGGCATAGCTCTTTCTGCGTTAGCCATGGGTAAACTAGGTTCGGATTCTTATAAGCAAAGTAGAAGTCTTCGTGATTTAGCAAGTGGACGTTCGTTTGGTGTTTCTCCAGATCCCGTAGGTGGCGTAGGAATTACTGGAAATACTCAAGCTTCTAATGCTGGTCCTCTTTACACAGGAGCTATAACTATTAATGTTGCAGCCCCACCTTCTGCTGATCCTTATGCTTTTGCCCAATCTATTTCTGCTGCTATGGCTGCGAGGAGTTAATTATGCCAATTCTACGACAATCTGGTGGAAATAAACCACCTATTACTTCTAGAGACTCTACTCAAAATAAGTCTCCAGTTATTTCTAAAACTCTTGCGCCTAAAATTAAAGTTCTAGAAACTGCTGATGCTAAAGACAGAAAAAGAACAGAGAGCTTAAACAAAACTGTAAACAAGAAGAACTATGAAGCGGTATCCAGGCAATACACAACGCCAACCCCAAAAACAAAAGTAGACACTAATTCAAAAAAAGAAAAAAGCCCAAAGTCAAGCGTAAAGAAAACAGTCGGCGTTACCGACACGCCTCAAATACGCCCAATCACTAAAGATAAAGAACCTGATACTTCCCACTTTCCTACGTTAAATCTTTACTACTACCAATGGAACTTGCCCCCTCATAAGTGGAGTTTGCCAGTAGAGCCTGTGACTTTAATAGGTGATGACATGGTGGCAGACCAAGAAAAAAGAATGGTCTCTATTGGCGCCGCTCCTAGATATCGTCGTGGGCGTATCTATTGGTATGCTCGCTCTGGAACTGAATACGTTAATAATAAAAACTATAATAATGGGTCTAATCCTAAAGACCCTAGATATGGGTTTCAGTTCTTGTGGAACCCAGACAGTATAACTACATCTGTTGCTGTAAACCTAGACATTACGCCAACGTTTGCTGACAAATTCGTAGATGTGGCTGGAGCGTTTCCTAGCGGTGAAGTTTTGGCGTTTACAATCAGATTAGATAGAACAAATGACTTTGCATCTATTAAGTCTATACCTCGTAGAGGTCCTCTTGTAAAAGAATTTAGTTACGATCAACTAGCTAAAAACTATGCAACTTCGGACTTTTATGATGGTGCTCTTAGCTTTGACATGGGGTTTGAAGATACTCGCATTCAAAAAATTAAAGACTTGCAGCAACTTGGAACCATAGCTGATATTGAATACTTGTACAAAGCTATCAATGGTCCAGGCTGGAAAAACCAAGCTACTGGTAGAGCAAGTTCTGACATTGGATTCCTAAGCCCTACATTACTTCGTATTGATATTGGCCCATTAAGTTACCTTGGGTACGTAAATAACATTGCGGTAAACCATATTTCTTTTAGTAAAAGCATGATTCCAATTAGAAGTGATGTAACCCTTAACTTTAATCTCATGGCTACTGCAGGATTGGTGACAAAGTAATGCCTATTTATTCAGGGTCTAGGTACGAGACTTCATTAGTTGATTACTTTAGAAAAAATGAGGGTGGGGAAACTTACCCAGTTATATTTTATGAATTTGATGAGTTAACTGAAACCTCATTTTCAATTCATACCTACGTTAAGGGTGAAACCCTGCAGGGCCTTTCCATGCAGTTTTACCGACGCCCCGATCTATGGTGGGTTATTGCTGAGTACAACCCAGAGTTAACTGATTTTGTAAACATCCCATCAGGCACGGAGATCCGTATCCCAAATGTTTAAGTACGTAACTATTGAGTTTCCGCTGGCGCAAAAACCGCCCCAGCGGTTACAGTCATTTACCTTGACACAAGAGCGATATGCACATGAAATTGCTGTTGTTAAGTTTCGTGATTGGAATATTCAGTACTCAAACATTCGTGCAGGGGAACCTGTTAAGTGCATCCTCCGAGGAAAAGACAGCTCACGAGAATTTGTAGGTTATATCCATGATATAAAACCTCAGATTAGCCCAGGAAAACGGTTTGTAGAGATGACTCTAATCGGTGCCTCTTACAAATTAAAACAACAACGTCAAAGAGTGTTTGAGAATGTTACAGCCTCTGAAGTAGTTTCTAGTATTGCTCGGGAGTACGGCCTAACTAGTTACGTAGAGGACCACCCTAGAGTCTATGAACAGATAACTCAAGCTGGACATACAGAGCTGCAGTTTATGACTCGGTTGGCACGGCAATGCGGCTACTCGTTACGTATTGAAAACACATCTCTTTATTTCCAAAGCCTTACTAAAGACTTTACAAAATACCGAAGTTCTGCAAAAAGATTTTTTATGAACGAGTCCAACGACCCAGCTGGCTCTACTTTATACTCTTTTGACTTAACTTTAGGTGAAAGCGTCCAGTACTTAGACGCGTACAAATCGGCAGCCCAAGTAGGTGGCGTTGGAGCACGTAATACTAATGCAAATATTTTTACTAACCCGACTAGACCTGAGACGCTAAGAGAAACCTCTCGCACAGAATTTTTTGATAGTTTTGCCACCGATGTAGTAGCCCCTAGTTATGAAGCTGCTTTTTATGAGGCACAGGCTGTGGATTTAAGAAACAGATTCCCTTACAGAGCCAGAGTACAAGTTATTGGAACTCCGACGATTAGCCCTGATAAGCCTGTGTACCTTAGTGGGCTTGGTAAAGACTACACAGGTTATTGGATTGTTTTATCTGCACAACATCATGTTATTGAAACTGCCCCTAACGTTCTTCAATACACAACCTATTTAGAGGTGGGCTCAGACTCTATTGGAGATTCAAATGTGTTTGAGGGAGAGGCTATTGCACAACCCGCAGAAGTTTCTACAAGATCTATTGTGCCTAACGTTAGAAACGTAGCTGATAACTCTACTCCAGTGCTTACTAAAGGCTCTCAACTTTATGCAAATGACGGGTTTGCGATTTCTACCAACCGACCTCAAGAAAGCATAGTTATAGACAACGCCGCGTATACGTGGGTTTCTACCAAACTTACAGATAGTCCGAGCAATGTGGACGAACGTAATAGGACATTAGCCACCCATTTAAGATTGGCGGCAAAAAATGTACTCTGAAATATTTACGGGCGATAGGACTGACAAGCGTTTTTATGGGGTTTACCGCGGTATTGTGGTTGATAATAACGACCCAGAAAACTCCAACAGACTTAAAGTGAAAGTGCCGCAAATTTTAGGGACTGCTGTCACGGGCTGGGCTTGGGGGGTACACCCTACGGTAACAGCCGCATTGTTTATTCCAGAACCTGACACTGGTGTTTGGGTAATGTTTGAGGGCGGGGACCCTAATTTTCCCCTATGGTTAGGAGCGTTCTAAAATGAAAAAGACAATTCTAGATAACTCATATGTTATTGATGTCCCATTTAATCTTTCTGCAAAGGGTAAAGTAACGGTTATTCCCGATAATGACCCTAAAGTCTGGAAAAATAAGGTTTTAACCCTTTTATCTACTGGCATTAACGAGCGTGTTTGGTATTATAATTATGGAGTTAATCTAACTAATTTACTATTTGAATCTTCGTCTGCCGCTATGGAAGACGCTAGAACTGCAATATCCGAGATGTTTATTACGTGGCTTCCAGAACTTACGTTACTAGAAGTGGTGACTGGAAGGGACGATCTTATGGGATCACTCACCGTTAGTATTGTTTATTCACTTCCAGACAATACTACCGAATCCATTAATATAACTACAGCTTCGCTAAACGCTGCTGGTGAAACAATAGAGGTGTTTTAAATGGCTGACAATCTATACCTACCGCAGGTAGATTACACATCCAGAGATTACTTTGCTTTAAGCCAGGACTTAAAGGCACTTATCCCTAACTTTGCTCCTCAGTGGACTTCTAGAGATTCTTCAGATTTTGGTATCGTTCTTCTTGAACTGTTTGCCTATATGGGTGACGTACTTAACTACCAGATTGACCGTGCAGCTAATGAGTCTTTTATTAGCACGTCTACTCAACGAGACACCGTTTTACGGTTAGCCCGCCTGTTAAACTACATTCCAGGCGGAATTAATGCGGCTACTGGCTCTGTTACTATTACAAACTTTTCCGCATCCACAGTTACTATTGCTGCAGGGACAGAGGTCTACACGCAAGCAGATGGTGTAAATCCTTCAATTACCTTTACAGTTGACTCAGATATTGTAATTGCTGCGGCTGTTGGCTCTGTTGGAGCTACTGCGTCAGGCACAGTGACTCAAGGAAAAGCTATATCAGAAGAAGTTATCGGTACTTCTGACGGAACTCCTAACCAAACTTTTGCGTTATTAAACACAGGTGTTATTACTGGATCCGATATTTCTGTATTAGTTGGCAGTGTTACTTACACTCAGGTACCGTTTATTGTTGACTATGATGGGTCTAGCCCCGTATTTTCAATCTACACTGATGGCGCTGGAATTACTTATATAGTTTTTGGTGACGATGTCTCTGGAAAAACTCCTCCAAATAATTCCACTATTAAAGCTTCGTACAGATATTCTGACACTCCAGGAACTGCTGGAAATATTGCTGCTGAAAGCCTCACAGGTATTAACTTTCCAAATGTTGAAATTATTAATCCTCTTGGTTTTAGCGGAGGCACTGACCCAGAGTCAACAGACTCTGTTCGTGTAAACGCTCCTCTTGCTTTGCGTACTATTAATAGAGCTGTTTCTTTAAAGGATTACAATAGCTTAGCTGTGCAAATAGATGGTGTTGAAAAAGCTAATGCAATGTCCACAGCTTTTACTTCGGTAGTGCTATTTATTGCCGCTGCTGGTGGGCGCTCTTCTACAACGGCATTTAAACAATCAATTAAAGACTATTTTGTGGATAAAATTCCGCCAAATACTACGTTAACCGTTAATGATTTTACGGCCGTATACCCGTACGTGACTGTTACTGTTAACGTTTTGCCTCAATACAACGCCAATACTGTGGGCGGTAATGTGGCTGCGGCTTTATATAATTTATTTGAGTTTGACAATGTTACGTTTAATGACTTAATTACTCAAGGTGACATTTACTCTGCGTGCAGTTCTATTGATGGAGTTGCTTACATTGTGATTAATGACTTTGAAAAAAGAGCCATTAATCCTAACGCTGCTTCTGGAATTTACTCTCAAACAGCAACTTTAACAGCCGCAGTTTCAACCTCAGCAACTAGCATTATTGTAGACAGCACTTCTGGACTGTGGAATTCAACACCTGTCGGGCCAAGAATTATTTCGCCAACTGCCTTTAATAATGCAACTATCACAGGGATCACTTCTAGCGTAGGGGCTACAGTTGCAATTACGGGTATAACCTCTACTACTGCAGGATCTGGAACTATTACATATGCTGCCTCAAATCCAGCGCTTGTTGTAGGTCAACTCGTAACGGTTACTGGTGCCACCGCTACTCAATACAATGTTGTTTCACAACCAGTAGCTTCGGTATCAACCACCGCCTTTACTGTTACGGCTTCTGTTACTTCGGGCACTACCTCAACCGCAACGGCTACAACTATTACTGGCGCTGTGGCTATTAGTACTTCACCTACATCCGTTGTGTCTTCAGGTACTGCAATTGTTATTCAAGGTTACGGGAATGTTAGTGACTTATCTTGTTCCGTAAATGAAGTACCTGTGCTTGAAAAGTCATACATTAACGTTATTACTAGCGGCGGTACTGTGTAATGGCAATAGTTTCTAACCTAGACCCCCTCTTTGAAGTGGGTATAGAAGCACGACCGTCTAATTATTTAGTTAATCATGTTGCTTGGACAGCCCCAAATAGCAGCATTGAATGGACGGATCTTCGCCTTGTTAGAAACACATCTGGGCACCCACGAAATATTAATGACGGGGTAACTATATTCTCAAAAGGCACTGACGCAATTACTCTGGTAGTCGCTCAAGTTTATGGTACAAATTCAATAAGCAATGTGTCCTATGCTGGTGGCGGTTTAATCTCACTTGCAAACGATTATAAGACCTACGATAACTTAACGGCTACTGGGGATACTAACGGCGCTAAATTTAAAGTTACCCGTTCTGCAGCCGATCTTGGAAAAGTTATTGAAGTTGAAATAATTTCTTTTGGTGCAGGGTACAGCGTTGGTAACACTCTTACTATTCCTAAAGCAAGTATTGGGTATGATGCCGTACTCCACACGGATGTTACAGATTTAGTTATTACCGTAACGGCTCTTGGCGGAACCCAAGCTGGTGTGAAGCCTGTATCGGGAACGGGCTTTACTATTAAAACTTATGATACTTCAGTAATTATTCCAGATAATGGAACCTTTACGTATGAAGGCGTTGAGGCATACAGCACTGGAACTTCAAAGGGTAAAGGGGCTACCTTTGATGTAACCCGTGTTGGAAATGGCACAACCTCTACCACCACAGTAGCTTTACGCGCTTCTGGTTCTGGGTACAAAGTTGGGGATATCTTACGAATTCCTTCAAGTTCAATCGGAAGGCCAGCCACAGTAGAGCTAGGAATTGAAGCCAATTACCATGTTTACGATACAGGATCTGGCTCAGCTGCAACCACAAACCCTGGCAGCGGTGTGGTAGGACAATACCTAAATAATCCTAAGTACTATTATTCATTATTTTTACGCCATAACCCTGTATCTGGGGACCTGCCTGTATGGAAAAAAATTGCAGAGTCTGAAAGTTTTGCTGTAAAAAACAATGGTACTTTAGAGACTGTTCTTTATCACCTACCAACTTTTTACAAAAAAGATTCTCAAGGTAGAGGAAACCAAGACTTAACTGATTACTTAAGCCTATTTGCTTTTCATTTAGATACTTATCTAGCAGCAAATTCATCAGTGTTCAACATGATGGACCCAGACATGGTAGATGAAAAACTACTAAAATTATTAATAAAGCAACTAGGTGGAACTTACGAAAATGTTAGTGGCGTTTCTCAGGCGCGTACTTTACTTAACAATTTGATTAGAAATTACAAATTAGCTGGGTCTTCTGTGGGAGTAACTAGTTA